TATGGTAGGAAAATTTCAAGCCATAACTGCTGATATGTGTGATTTAACCTACAATGCTGATGTGGTAATCAACACTAGTTGTGAACATATCACACAAGATCAATACAACCAGTGGTTGAATAATATATCACCCGAATCGTTAGTTGTTGTTCAAAGCAACAATTACGAAATACCCGAACATATTAGGATCGCAGATAGTTTAAAAACTTTTGAATCACAGAGTGATCTAGATATTCTCTGGAGCGGAGAATATGAATTACCTTTGTATAAAAGATTTATGATAATTGGTAAGTTAAAGAGATAATTTTTTTTCTATGTAAGAAAAGATTTTATGATTTTTAATTTTTTTATACTTCGTATGATCGTAATGAGATGTTTCGGACATTGCTTCTTCCGGACTTAATCCCAAAGACATCAAAGCCCATACTGTAAAATTTCCTATCTTGCTTGGCTCCTCGCCATTGATAGAATCTAGCCTCTCAGCCATTTCACTGAATTCAAAAAAATCTCCCTCATCATTTTTCCATAATACTTGGGGTTTGGTTAAAAATCCAGTATACACATCTTCGTGTGTTTTCTTATAAACGTTTAGTTCGTCGAGGGTTAATTCTCTATAGCCATACTTAGAAAAATCTTCACCAAATGCACTTAATCTATAATTTGTAGTTTTAGGAATCAATAAGGGCCAAAAGTGCCAATGCTGATCTTGCCAATTGCTTCTCAACCATTGATGGGTGTTTTCTATATCATTTTTCGTTTCGTAAGGAAGTCCTGCTATGAATGATGCAGTTCCTCTATAGTATCCTAAGGTCGACAACATGTAATTTTTAGTGTCGAGCATTAGTTGTTTATTTTTTTCTGGATCTAATCCTTTTCCTATCGTTTTCCCTGCTCGATGATTTAAAGTTTCAACTCCGTAAAAATGTCCCCAAATTCTTGCTCTGGCCAATAACTCTATTTGATGTCTATTTGCATTGAACAAATCTAATCTAATAAACCCTGTAAAGTTTGGTTCGAATCCAACACGGTTAACAGCGTTTCCTAATTTTATAATTTTTTCATCTCGTTCGTTAATAGTTTCGTCGGCTATGATATAATTTTTAATCCCCCATTTATCGTAGACATCTTTTAAATCTCGATACATGATTTCTTCAGACACAGACGTATCTTCTTTAACTCCTAGCACAGGAAACTCACAAAATTTACATTTGAATTTGCATCCTCTCGAAAGTTCTAAAGTTAGAACATCGTCTTCCGCTAGGAAATCTCTATCTTCATATTCGACTGAATAATCGTCCATAGGCCATGCAGGGTAAAAATGTAAGGCATTGATTGCCCAACCTTTATAACAGGGAACACCGGAAGGCTTTTGACCGTTTGAGAATTCATATTTGAGAATAGCCTCTACTGCTCTTTCTCCAAATCCGTAAACATAGTAATCAGCGTTTAGATCTAAATTGAAATTTTGATTGCCACCTACTATAACTATAACTTCTGGATGATGCTTTTTAAAATAATCTATAATATTTTTTACAATTGGCTCGTATAAATTCCAAGTGATTGAAATCCCAATCCATTTAATCGCATGTTTTTTATTTCTGTTGCTTACTAATTTTTTAATGTTTGTTAGATTCCAATAAGACACATAATCGATAACTTCAATGTCCCAACCTAATTTTCTAACATGAGTAGCTATCCTATAGCCGCCAGTGGATCTTCCAGTGGATGGATTATCTTTGGCAAACCCTGTGAACACAATACCATACATTATATTTCTTCTCTAATTACAGGATTTGGAGATTTACCGTTGCCGCCACAGAAAAAGGTGCATATGTTAAGTCTATCTTCCGAAGTCCATTTTCTTTGTATTTCTTTATAAAAATTTCCTGTTAATATAGTATCCCAATCATTTTTATAAAGATTAATGTGATCGTCACCGTTAGTTGTCCAAAATTCGTCCCAGCCGTGATTATAAAACTGTCCTGCAAAAGTTTTAAATTGATATAATGACGATGCTATATAACAACAGGGAAATAAGCGTCCTTCTACATCTATGTAAACTGATTGTTCTTGTTGGGCGTCACAATCGATGGTTAAATCTTTTGTATCTTCTTTCCAGGTTTTATAGTTAGGAATAAATTTTATTTCATTAACATACATGCCATCGGTAGAAGGTTCGATCGGAACATTATCCCCACCTATCAATTTCAATCCTTTCAAATCTGTAATAGGAAATCGATGAGATTTTTTTACAATAAATTCTTTAAAGCCTAGGTCTTTGGCTAAAACCCCTGCTTGATCTATTTGATGTTGGTTATGTTTAAAAACAATAAACTGCCAACTAGCGTTTCCTCCGTGTTTAATAAACGATCTTACATTTTTTATTAAGTTATTCCAGTTTACATTTACTCTATAGATATGATTAGTATTCTCTAAACCGTCTATGGCAAACATAATAGAGTCATCGGGTGATAGTAACTCTGCTAATTCTCTCCACCATTTAGGAGATTTCATTCCGCCGTTAGTTGAAACAGTTATTTTAGTATCTTTATTTTTTTCTTTTACGAGTTTTATGATTTCTAAAAAATTAGGAGCAGCACAAGGATCACCTAAGGTTCCTGCAAAATGTATTTTTTTTAAATTTTTATAAACTTCTAGGGGAATGAGATTAAAAAAATCAGCAGGTAGATATTTCTGATCAAAGGAAATATTTTCAAGCGTCAGCTCTTCTCGAAGGCACTGAGGACATCTAGCATTGCAGATAGTAGAATTTTCAATTTCAATAACTGAAATATTTTTATAGAACATTTTTACCTTTGATTTCTATCATAGACACTACTGAATTTTTATCTTTTGATTCTATTAAAAAGTTGAAGACATCCACTATGTCTTCTTTAGATATAACAGACATAATATCTATATCTCGATTATTAAAACACCATGTTAAGTTTATTAATGTATGCTTAACTTTAGATTTTCTTAGTAGAATGCTTTCTGAAAATTCTAAAATTTTATTTTTTGGATGATCGGAAGAATTCATTTTATAAGACATACTACCGAGCGTGATCAAATATGTATCTAAATCTTTTTTAGAATGTTCTTCGAACAGACTTTCTAATAGAATATTTTGATTTATATCCGGTATGCAATTGATAACGACATTATAATTATAGCTCAATTGAATAATTTTGTCAAGATTCTCTGGAACTTTATAACCGTTAGATGGAGAAACGGAGTCGAAGGATAATCTATCACAGATTAATTTTCCTATGTTCCCAGTCCCACCGACTACTAATCCTTTAATCATTGTAGAATTCCTTTTTGATTTTTTTTAGATCGTCGATAAGATCTTGGGGATAGTTTTTTCTAAAACTTTCTAGGGCTATATTTTGCAATTCTTTAAGAGAGTATACAGTATCTATGTCCCAACCATATTGTTTTAAAACAGGAGCTAGTGTTTCTCTTCTGGTATTACTAATCTGTATCATAAAATCAGTTATAGCTCGATCGTTTTCGTTGTCGGAAAATGTAAAGAACCAATTAAACGGTCTTAATATTCCATCATCGTATAAAATCCAACTGTTGGGGTGCATACTAAATTTAAGAATATTTAGAGACCACATCTCTTTAAATCGTTCTTTGATCTGTTCTTTCCAGTTAGGTAGAACTTGATCATATGAACTTCGATATCCCATCATATAAAAATCATCTTCCGGCCATCTAATATAAATCGACCTTGATCTTTCGTCAATGTCAATAACGTCTGCTACTGGTATTTTTTCTTTTGCTATGTTATAAAATTTAATTTCTCTTCGAAATCTTTCTTCTAATAGTTCTTCAGTCCACAATTTATTTTCGTCTGGATCTGTATGATAGTTAGTATCTCTGAAAAACTTCATGCAAAGAGTTTTTTTATCCGGACTAACATAGGCTGTATAGACTAAGTTAGCTCTAAATTTATCTCCGGGCTCTTCGTTAAAATAATAATCCCAAGTTGAAATATTAGTCATTCTGTTTCTATCCATTTAGAATTTGTTTGATTTATTTTTTGTTTTAGTTTTTCAAAAGCAGATTTGATAGCATTTTCGTCATGGTTGATATTACTCTGTAAGTAATAGGTGAAGATCGTGCTAGTATGTATTACAGTAGTATCGACAATTTTAGAAATTATCTGATCGCAGTCTGATATTATATCTATATGTAAAAATTCTTTCTCTATAGATTTTATATGATCCCAATTGTTAAAAATTCTTTCTAGATCTTCTCTTGATTTTAAAGATTCTTCAATACCGTTTTCAGTTGACGGCTCTATGTTTAAATTTTTTTCTTTAGCATAGCTATATGCAAAATCAAAATAATTTTTTCCATCCCAATTAGAATAGAGATGTTTTTTAAATTCTACATTATTTTTATTAATATCATAAAATATTATTTTTTTAGCGTTTGAATAAAGGCAAAGAGATTCTCCCAACAATCCGTTTGCAGGAGATATAACACAATCGTGGGTTTTTAATTCCGGAAACTTGTCCCAATGTATTACATTAAGATCGTTATAAGTTAACAAATTTTTAAATAATTGAATTATAGCATTTTGTAAAGGATCTAAAAATTCGTTCGGCTCTAATTTTTTAAATGCCTCTTCGTAATGATCAGATTCTAATTCTGGCCATATATATCCTCTTGTTGGTAGGCTAGGGAAATTCAATTTATCAATGATCCACGACAGGTTGTCACTGTTTTTATTAGGATTAAACCTCCACGACCTATCAAAATTTTGAACTTTATATCCGTTGTTTAAAACCTCAATAATTAAGTTAGTTCCGAACTGAATGTGCCTTTCTATAGTATCATCGCCATACCAAACTGATAAAGGTGCATGACCGTCATGTAGGTCTTCCTCGCTTCTAACAAACGATCTTCCTGTATCTGTTCTTTTTGTAAAGGTGATAGTATTTTTTATCGCTTTACAATTAATAATAAAACATTGATGATGAATATATGGACAAGTGTCGTGATGTGCATACCATAATATATGAGCAATCAACCCAACGCTATCGTCTATATTTTCTAATTTTTCTCTAAGATAATCTCTATCAGTTATTATATCGCCCGCTGATTGAACTACGATCCAGTCGTAGTTATTGATGTAATTATTGATCTCTACAAAATTATCAACTTCGACTAGATCATAAGAACCATCACTCCACCATTTTTGACACGCCCTGGTCAATTGTGCAGCTTTGTTGGCCATCCATTTATTTTTAATATAGGAACGAACTAGACACAAAAGAACCTTGGACTTCATATTTCTCCATAGCATTAATTAGAATTTTTTTCCATTCGTCGGTCGAGTCGTGATGATGAACTATCATGTGATATCGATCTTCTTTAGAATTATTTTGGACTGAGTGTTTATGACCGACGTTCATTGCATAAACATCTCCTGGTTGAAATTTAAGTATTTCCCCGTCACCCCAGAACCAATCGCAGCCTTCGGGGTTAGATAACGCAATATTAACTGGTTCGATATGAGGAATCGGAGCGTCAACGTGCGGAGCAATAAATCCGCCTGCTTCTAACAGCATAAATCTAACTCTAGCGAATCGGTTAGTTGGAAACACAGTCTTTAACCAGTTAACAGTTATAGGGCAACGATCCGCTGCTTTAGTCCAAATAAAATGTTTGGCAGCTTCTCCACCGTCAGTGAACCCGTAGGCATCATAAGAAGCAGGCTTGTCGTGAGAGAATCCGTATAATGAAACACTGTGCCAGCCCTTGTGATCATATTCGCCTGTTCGATAAGGTATGAACATGTCTCTAATAGCCCTGGCTTCTTCGAGCATTTTTTCGTGAGGTATTGGCAAATCTAGTTTTAAACATTTGCCTTCACTCAATAAATACTCTCTGGTCATTTTGGATTCCATAAATAATATGCTACTATTTATAGAGAGCCAAAATGATAAAAGGTATTAATGGTCACCCCTATTTTGATTTAGATCGGTATCTCGACATCGAAGGATTTATAAAACTACATGCCGAAATGTCTAAAGGAATCGTCTTATCAAAATATAAAAAAGAAGGAAATATAGTAAAACCATCTGGAGCCATGGAACCGGGTTCTTGGGAAGTTCCTTTTAAGCCCTCTTGCGTAGCTCTTGAAGAATATTATCGACTGCCAGAAGATGATCCTATTAGAGTAGCAGGACGCGAACTCGGTGAAATGGATAATCGAGATCAATTCATACAGTATCTTAAATTAGTTTTAGGTGGATATGATGCTTATCAGTTTGTGTTTTTAAAAACAGAGGATGGTGGTTGGGAAACACGATTTGATGAAAAAGCCTGGACGCCAGATGCTGAACATTTTCCTCGTTTGAAACTTTGGTTAGAGAATCTAGTCGCAGAAGGAATTTTTACACATCTCGGAAGGATCTTGTTCTTCAAACAGGAGCATGACTGTGTTCCTGTATGTCATAGAGATTTATACGGAACAGATATGGGAGTTCACGGCTACGGAACACACAGGAACGAATTTATACATATTTCTCCTAACAGTCAGAAACAGATGTATCTGTGGGATCCTGAAACAAAAGAAAAAGTTTACATACAGTCTAGAGCCTGCTGGTTCAACGATTCGGACTGGCACGGTGCCGAAAAAAGTAATACGCAGAGCTACGGACTTAGGATAGATGGAAGATTCACTGACCAGTTTCGCAGACAGCTAGGAATAGATCATTTAGATAGTTATTGATCGCACACGATCTGTAAACTAATTTTAGGAGTGAATCCTATGTTACATGATCCGTGCCATTCATTCTCATCCTCAAACAAAAATAAATCTCCAGCTTTATAATTGTTTAGACTTTCTTTTCCATAAAAGAAAATATGTCCCGGTAGATGATCCTGACAAGCCATCCAATATCTTTTAACTGGTTTTGGATCTTTGTATAGATCTTGATGTAACGGAAATACATCTCCAGGATTTAATTTACAGAACCACCAATTAGAAACATTTTTAATTTCGGTGGGGATAATAATTTCTTTATTAAAATGACTTTGATAATACAAAGACCAACCAATTTTGTAAAAATTAAAACCAGACTTTGCCCAAAGTTTAGCCAGTCCGTCTTTATAAGATTCTGGTTTATGTTCTGGTCTTCGATCACCTTCTGAAAATAGAATTGTGTCAATGGCATGCTGTGGTAACCAGGTTTGAAAATTGCCTATGTATTTCATGATAACTATATTTAATATGGAAGAACAGAGACAAAAAATTATTAAACTAGTAGAAGAAAAAACAGGATCGAAATCATTCTGTATTCTTCCCTGGATACACATGGCCACACGTCCAAATGGTGATTCTCGTCTATGCTGTGTAACCAATGCGTCTGGAGCCCACACCGGAGATTATGGAGTAGGGCTCGTTAAGAAAGAAAACGGTGAACCAGCTAACTTCGGCAAGGATAGTTTGCTCAGTGCTTGGAACAATGACTACATGAAGAGTGTTCGCAAGACCATGCTAGAAGGAAACATACCTGCCAGCTGCACCAAATGCTTCGAAGAGGAATCTAACGGAGTGGTCAGCAAAAGACTCTGGGAACACTATGAGTGGAACAAAAAGGGATTAGATCTAGAACAGTTGGTAAAAGAAACTGCCGAGGACGGAACTGTTCCTGATAAGATAAGATATCTAGATCTTAGGCTAGGACATACCTGTAACCTAAAATGTATAATGTGCAGCCCACATGATAGTTCTAGATGGACACAGGATTACGATCAGTTAGTTGCCAAAACCCGAAGCACAGTAGTTTTAAAACAAATAGGTTGGGACGTCGATAAGTTTAACAACCAGTGGTATGAAAAACCGGAGTTCTGGACCGAAGTGTTTGATCAGATTCCTAACATAGAAGAGATTTATTTCGCAGGCGGCGAGCCTCTGATGATCAAAGAGCATAAAAGATTCTTAGAAGAGATCATTAAGAGAGGTTACGCTTCAAACATACAGCTTAGATATAACTCCAACGGCATACTCATAGATCAACGTATGATCGATATATGGACTAATTTTAAACAGGTTAGGTTTGCCTTTAGCATAGATGCTCTAGGAGATAGGAATTATTATATTAGATATCCGTCGGAGTGGGCAGCTATAGAACGCAGCCTCTGGATGTTAGATGATACTCCAGACAATATTCACGTCAGCATAGCCTGTGCTGTGCAGATTTTTAATATCAAGCATATCATCGACTTTGCCAAGTGGAAACTCAGCCAGGGCTTTAAAAAGATCAATAAATTCAAGATGGATGATTTTGAAACAGGTGGCGGGATTATTAGCCTGCACCTACTATTCATTCCAACGTTCCTTAGTGCTAGGATACTGCCCAAGGAAGAAAAAGAACAGATTCGCGAACAGTTTGCAGAATTTAAGCAATGGTTGTGGGATAATTATAGACAAGATGATAATTTCTGGAAGGTCAACCCTTACGGTTGGGCCAGATGGGAAGGTATCTTAAAATTTGTTGAGTCAGAGGATCACAGTCACTTACTACCAGACTTTAAAGAATATGTCAACAACCTAGACGGCATACGTTCACTGAATGCCTTAGAATATTTTCCTGAGCTAGAGAATATACTGAAATGAAATTTTGTAGAATTAAACTCGCAGAAACTGATTACGCTGTTATGAAATCAGATCAGTGGAGATATATCACTGACAGAAATGTTGATCAACTCAATGATATCTATAAGACCTACTGTAGATATAAAAAGTTTGACAGTGTTATGCCTGTGTTCGATCTACAGTATCTAGATAGTTCAGTAGAGCTTATAGGATACTACGACAAAGATCGGTTAGTGTCCTGGGACATGATCAGAGTCTATGATTCTAAGAACGCCGAAGCCTTACAGTTTGCCTGGGACTATGCAAACCCGGATCTTAGACTGGGCATAGAAAGTTTAAAAAATGCCTGCGCTATCTACAAGCAGCGAGGATTTGAGTATTTGTATCTAGGAACTTCTGCAAAATACAAACAAGAGATCAGTGGCTACGAAGAATTAGGCCCTGTCTAATCTCCACGCCACAACATCGTTGTATAGAGCAGTTGGCCAGTTATCGTAATAACCCGAAGATTTAAGTTTTAGACTGGCTGCATTAATCTTCTCTAGTCTCTGAACTAATATGATATTATATCTGCCGTTTCTAAAATCTAAATGATGAAACGGTTCTGGTGTGTCTTTATGATCTTCTAAGCAGACGAATCCGTAGGGCATCCAGTAATCATTTAGACATCTTACATCGACGGCAAACTTAACAGCATCAACGTCCCCGCAGACAAAGCAGACAACATCCTGTTGATCATTCCAAGTGTCTAGACAACTGTTTACTTCGTTGACGTAATCGTCAACTTCTAAAAACTGTATCTTAGCTGTTCGAGCATAGGGGCAAGGTGGAAGATTGTTTAACAGTGGTTCGGGTTTATCTAAAAACTCCGTAATCCACTGTCTAAGATATTTCTCAGACTCCGTAATCAATCTGACCACCCCTTCTTCTAATGTCCAATGTAAGACAGTGCCAACCTCCGTCCCAGAAGAATCTGTTACGTAGGGGACACACAATGGGTTCGAGATCTAGACCTCTCAACACTTTTAGTAGCTCTGGATTCTCAGCATTAACGACCACATGCTTGTCATCGACTATTAGACAGTTTAGATCAAATATAGTTTCTTCGCAGTAGCCAGTCCAATTAGGAAGGAAAGCTTCTACGAATTCAGTGAACTGGTCGTTATGTTCTTCACCAGGCACCCACCATGCTCCTCTGTTCTTATCTCTTAGTTCATAGAAAGCTGCAACCTTGTCCCACTTAGAATCTTCAAAGTATACAACGTCCCAGTTCTTAAATAAGTTTTCGTTGCCCTTAAACCAAGGACCTGCTATTACATACCCGGGCTTGAGCACACTAAAGATGCTGTCTAGGTGTCCGCCTATCTTTAGACTCTTATAATCAAATTCTGGAAATTTAGATTTTAAGAAAGAAAGTATATCCTCGCTTTGCCAAAGATCTACTATACAGGTCTTGCCCAGTCTAGTTAGATTAGGACTACAGAAACCTGCAAGGTTGTTAACACCGTCTGTGGGATTCTCGATGAAGTAGTTTTCTTCTAGTCCTTGATCTATAGCTTCGTATTTTAGATTTACATCGGTTCTATTAAACTGATACTGTCCGTTATACACAGACAAGTCTACCTGATCTTCACCGAACCACTCTAAGAATTTTTTCACATACCCCTGCACTTCAAAAGTCTTGTCTGTGATCAACAGTTTGTTGCCCATGATGATGCTATCATCTCTGATCTGTAAAGGACTTGTAGGAATCAAGTTATTTTTAACTATGTTTCTAGATGTGTCATAGCCTAGTTTTCCGTTAACATCGACGTAGTCTAAAATGCTGTCCTTGTAGCCTAGTTCCTTCGGTGATGCGTGAAGCACCTGTATGTTGTGACTGCGCATCTGACTCTTAAAGTATTCTATGTCTTCGTTAGTCTCATCTACGATCTTTTTTAATACATCGCCGATCTTTTTATTTTTTACACCGTCGAAGAAACTTGAATCGTAAGTGCTTCCGACAGCTACTACTTCTAACGGTTGTAGTTCGTCCCAGCTGTTAATTTGAATTTTCTCAGACATTTATTTTTTCCTTAGTTAATGGGATATCCGCAGCACAGGTGCACCAGTCTCTTGTGCAAATAATTGGTTCAGAGGGAATAACAAACGTTCCTTGGTATATGTTTCCTAAACTACCTCCAACACGACATGTAGCTCTATGAACTTCCCCGTCCCAATTTATCATAAGACTTTCTAATCCTGCATTACAAGACCACCCTTTAAAATTGTTTAATTTATTTTTTATAATATCGTTGCAATGAAAGAATACTGGTGTTCCGTCATTATTCTCAACCACGCAATCGGGTTTTACTGTAGAATTTTTACTTAATATCCATTCTAGATCTTGACCATTATATCTGAGATCATCAAATACATTGTGATCACCTTCGGTCCATCTAATTCTTCTTACAGCATATTTTATTCCAATATCATCGAATTTCTTTACCACAGTTCTTACATGATCCATTTTTTCATGATGTGCCATTATATTAACAAAAAAATCTCTTTCGGTTGAGTCATAAAACTTTAGTATCGTGTCGACTATTCTAGTCCAATTATATTCGAAATGTAAACTGAATACAAGATGGTTAAAAAACATCTCATTATCTAAATACCAACGATAACCTCTAGTTCCGTTAGTTGTAACATTGACCCAAGAGATTTCTTTTCTTTTCATGTAATCGAACAATTCTTCGATATCCGGATGCACACAAGGTTCACCTCCTGTTAGACTGATACGTAAAGGCTTTTCTAGTTCGCATAATTTATCTATGGTAGATTCTAATATGTTTATGTCAGTGTGCGGACTAAAATTATCATGTATATTCGAAGGACAATAAGAACAATCGTAGTTACAACGCTTACCTAAATTCCATTCAACTTTTACCTTATCTTGATGTTCCCACAGACTAGCAATTTTACGCATAAGGCTTAAACTCCGGAGTAACATCTGTGAAGCTTTGATTTCGAGTCTGATCCAATCTACGATTGAATTCCACACAGTCTGCCCACAAATGACTCGAGTCGGTGGCTCGGAGATAATTTTGAACTCCTTGAATCTGTCCTTCTGTTATTTTTAACAGCTTAATATTATTCTTCAATGAGTTGAAGGTATGCAGACGACTTTTCACTTCTTCTAATCTTTTGTAGGCAAGATCTTTCAGGGGTGTTGGCAATGTCTGAATAGAAAGAACATCGGGATACTTTACCATGTTGGTATAAAATATAATTCCTAGGTCTTCTAGAAAATGTTCTATCATCTTATCTAGTATCAACACATTGCTAACCTGAACTGCTACTGCTCCTACAATTCGACTAATATTGGGTATGGTTTGTATTTGTTTGATATTGTTTACAACTTCCGACCAACTGGCGTTACCTCGTATATATTCATAACTATCTCCGATACCGTCAATACTAACATTGACAGCTACTGATTTAAATTTAGGCCAGTATTCCCATACAGTTCTATTCTTCTTGCCCAACATAGTTAAGTTGGTTGCATACTTGATTTCAATTTGATGACCATACGGGGCCAGCATATCTAAAATTCTGTAGTGTTGCGGATCCATTAGGGGCTCGCCACCTGCGAATTCTACACGACGGAAATACGGTAAGTTCTTTTCTAAACTTGTCCACCAGTTTGGATTATCTTCAAATTTATCCAACAACGGTTTATCTTCTAGTCTATGTTCCTCTACAAGATCAAAAATAACCTTGCCTGAATCTTTGTAATACTCTTTTATTACATTCCAGTCATTCCAACTTGTGCTGTCTCCAGGATGACACATACGGCACTTGAGGTTACACAAATTGTTTAATTTTAGTTCCATTGTGGGTATTTCAAAGGGCATAGTGTAATCGTCGTTTAAGCGTGTTAGAGCATCTGGGTATAAGTTGACCCTAGCTTCAGGTATTACACCGCTTATATGACGTTGTCGCAGGGATTCGACGCCTTGATCTTCTAGGCTAAAGCAGGGTTCGCACTCTGGAGGACGTTCGTTAGTAAGCACTGACTTACGTATGCGTTTCATTGTGTCGTTATTCCACACTTCCTCTAGGGTTTCTTTCTGTATAAACCCAATAGGATGACTGCGGCAGCAGACTTGTATAGCACCATCTTCTCTGGTCGCTAATCCAGTAAAGGGATGCATACAGAAAGTTTTACTGTTCTTCATAATAATATTCTAGATTATCCACACCTATGGTTTTTCTAAAATCATCAGTAAACGCACCTTCGATTTTCATAGTTAAAGAAGAGAAGGGGATTCCTGTAAAGTTTCCATGCCAGTTATGATGATTATAAAATACAGAGTAACCTTCTATCTCTGTTTGCTTAACTTCATCATTATCTGTATCGATTAGATAAAAAGGTCTGTCTAGATCAAATCTTATCCATATCATTTCTTGACGATGGGGGAATGTCTTAGGCATGTTTCCTTTTTCGTCTGGTAGGTAATTGAAATCTCTATGATACCCTAAAGGAATATAATGCTCATTCACAAATAGTGTTACTGTGCCTAATTTTTTAAAAGGAAGAGATTCTAGAACCTCAACTATCTTAGGATTTATTCCATCCATCCAATTATATGAATCCCATTCTTTATCTGTAAAAGTTAGAGCATCAGCAGAATACAATTTAAGGTCTGTAGCCCTTATTTGCATAATGTTATAAGGATCCCATGCCCGGTAACGTAGTTTGAGATATCTTACTAGCCCATCATTATCTTGATTTTCTTCAAAGTAAGAAAGTTTTTGATCTAGATCTTTATCTGTTTGTCTTTCTATATTTGCTTTTTTTAATGTTAGATATAGTATATCTTTTTCTCGAAATATACTAGGCATATTGTTAGGATCAAATCCGCCAATATGAAAAGTTCCAGTCCTAGCTTTTTCTAAGCGGCTGGAAAACAAAAAATGAAAATCATCTTTTAGACTTAGTATCTTTTCGATATCTATATGCTTATCTAATTTTATAAAGTGATGACCGTTAATCGTTAACATGTTGAGCCCATAGTCTTTCCTTGCACCAAAAACATTTTCCACATTCAGGAACGAAGCTGTTTGGAGTATATGTAGTGTAATCTATATTATCAAATGTTCCTTCGCAGCTTCTTGATAAATTCCATAGATCTAAAATTTTTAAATTTTTATATTGTTTATATACCCAATCTTTTTCTACAAATCTAAAAGGATGTATTGCCCATGTATTCATGTGCTTCATTAGGTATAGATGTTTATTGCTTTCAGTTGGTTCTATGTCTCTTTCTGACATACCTTGGAAATCTACATTTCTTGGATTTCGCGTAACTGCATTGTAGTATGCTTCTATCTCGTATGTATGACAGGTATATTCTGCAAAGGCACGTTGTTGAATATTGTCTCCGCTGACTTGTTTGCCGTATTCGTCTACAAGAGATGCTCCTATATTCGCATATTCTAACTCCGGAGCAATAAAGTTACTGTGCCTTTTAAAATTTGTATGATAAAATTTTTGGAATAGCCATCTGAATATTTTTTCAGCATCGTATTGCTGCCAAGGTTTAGTTTTCCAACATCTTATATTATTAACAATGTGTATAGTTGCAGATGAATCTTTATAAAGGTCGCAAATTATATATGCTAACAGAGCACTGTCGGCACCGCCACTGACTGCTATTCCTATGTTTTTCCAGGTTGGATCAAACGGTATCTCGACGCCGTCTATATTAGAATAATTCATTGTCTTCTAGATACCTTATTAAAGAGCTTACTCCTACAGGCGACCCATTTCGTAATGCGATATGAATAGAGTTAGTAGGAGTTAAATCGAAATCCTTACATATTTTATTATAACGATTCTCGTGAGTATTCCACAAGTGATCGGGATTTAAATTTTTTAAAAAGTGATTCGCTACCATGATTGGAATTCGATTGTTCATATGGAAATCATTCATGATAGATATGGAATCTGGTTCGAGAGATTTTGTCCATCTAATAGCAGTTCTATTCCAACCTAACCCTAAACCTTTAGATAAACTAATGCCCACAGATACCACAGCAGGGTGATCAAAATTGAAACTAACAGCGCGGCTACACGTGATCCACGCTCCGTCGATGTGTATCGGAATATTTTTTTCCATACATTCATTTAAAATACTCTCCATGTGCGGATGTGGATCGCCAACTCCGGGAAACGGCATCGCTACGATTAAAGGAATATCTGGAATTAGGGAACCCACATCCATAATAGACGCCAACCCCAGTCTTTCGTGATATCTATAATCATTTTTTAAAACTTGTATAGGACCTTTCATGTATAAGTTATCAATGAACTGTGTGCAACCTATACAAATATCTGATCTATAAAAACTATCAAACCCAGTCAACTGATTGAGATTTGATCTGCTTAACCATTCTTTAAAATTATTTTGAAAATCGATATACAATTGATCAGAGATATCTTTTTCTATATTTCCTTCTAACACCTCAGTTATTAATTGTTCGATCTTTTTGTCTGTAAGAGGCTTTGGTCTATCAACTTCTAAATAAATTTCAGAGTATTCTTTAGCTGTTCTATCAGACATATAAATATTTCAACATAATATGAGTATTTAATGTTAAAACAAACAGACAAAATATTTTCAATAGTGCCGTTAATTGAGCAGGTCAACAGTCTCCAATTTGATAAAAGGTTATCAATTAATAAACCATCGGGATCGTTTTTTGGAGATCCTTGGGAAACTTTGCCTGAATTTGAAAATACACCACTAGGGGAAGTTTTAAGTATTCTAGGTCCTATTGGAGAAGCTAGGTTGATGAGATTAACATCTGCAGAAACTTACACAGCACACGGCGACCCCGATGACAGATATCATATAGCTATAATCACTAATCCTTATAGTTACATAATTGATCTAGGCGATTCTAAATTATACCATCTGCCAGCCGACGGAAAGCTATGGATAATGGATACCTCTAAAATACATGTGGCCGCGAATTTTGGCGGTCGAGATAGAATACATCTTAATATAAGATTGTTATTACCAAAATTTGATCCTAATAAAAAACATGCTCGAATAAGGATCGAAGGCGGTGAGTTTGATTGGAAGCAGGAAAGCTATATTGAGATCATGCCCGAAATTAACAGATTGATCAAATCACATTATGTTACAGGATTTGATAGAGTGAATGATAGAGAATTATTACTTAATGTAGTTGATAATTCAATCATCGAACCGATAATTAAAAAATTAAAGTCTAAAGGATTTACTGTTAATCTTTCTTAACAGTGTGAGCATACAACGTATCATACAATGTTGTAGAACAGGTTTTTACACAGGCTAAAGGTTTGTTTTCCGAATTCCATATATCGGGCAAACTGCTCCAGAGAGCATTATCTTTTAAAATTTCTAAAATATTTTTATTGTTTAAATTAGGTATTCCTAATTCCTTTAAAAATAATTTAGATTCTTGCACCATATAATTTCTTGCAGAAGTAAATGCAGAACCATCGTCTTTTTCTAATTCGTCAACATAATCAAAACCTACCCAGCAGCAGGGTAAAAAGTTTCCGTGTGTGTCTACATAAACTTGATTTAATTTAATACATTCCGGTTCTATTACTGCATTCTTTTTCATTGTTGATAAAAATGTTTTCGACCGAAGACTTTCTATATTAATTTTAAACTCTTGCTTCCACTCTGATGTTTTAGCAGACTTTAAATTATATTCAAAATTACCATTTTTGTCTTGGACAGGAAATTCGTCTTTTCCGTAGAATCTCTTAGTAGTTTTGAAATTAACATGTTCGAATCCAATGTCTAATAAAAATTTTTCAAGGTCTCGAACACTGCTTTCGTTATGTTCAAAAACTAAACTATCTGCTCTTGCTGAACCGCCCTCGGATATAAAGGCCTTGGCATTTTCTATTATTTTGTCGAAATTAGTGCCTCTTCGATAAATTTCATGCTGTCCTTTAAAACCATCTATACCAAAAACAACCATTGAATTTTTTCCTAGAACCTTTGCAAGATTCTTCCACCAATCCGTAGATCTAGCACTGCCGTTGGTGTGCATTGCCAATCGAGTATCTTTGTTATGTTCTCTAATGTATCTGAAAATTTCTAAACAGTCCTGAGCTATAATAGGATCACCGTAATTACCGCAAGCATAAAAATTTGTCAGTTGTTTTATAAATTCAACAGGGAACCACGATTTAAATTTGTCTAAAGTAATTTCATCTAGTTTTAGATATTCTCGTTCAGCACCACCATAATAGTTTCTTGCACACATAGGACAACTAGCCTGGCATTTATTTGTTAGCTCTATGTGGACGCTTTTGATATTATTGGGATACATTTTTAAACCTTTGTTCGTATTCTTGATACGATAGTGTCACAGGGTTCCAATCTAAAAATTTAAAATTTTCAGAATCTCTATAAACGATATTTTGATAGCAGGACGGAACATCAGCTGAGCAAGTCTGAACTAATCGATCTACAGGTTGCCAATCAGGAGCCCATTTAAACCAGCTGTCTTTCCAAAATTTCCACCACCTTTGTTCTCCGCTATAAATTCTATTTCTCATTTGCATACTAACGAATAGAAGATTATATTTAAATCCCAATGAATTTTCCATAGCGGTTAGAATATCATTGATCATTATTCCGTGATGATAGTTGAATTTTTTAGGGGATCTTACATAAGGAAAAGCATACATTCTATTAAATGCTCTTGCCACATTTGGAGTATATTCTTTTATACCACCAAACATCATTGGCCTACCGTCGTGATAATAGGCTATGAAAAATATTTTATGATCTGACACTTTACATCGATTGGGTAGATAATTTTCTCTTAGCCAATTATCCTCTTCGAGACAGAGACTTCTAACTCTTTCCCATTCGTCATTTTCGTAATCAAATAACCATATTTTTATTTCGGGAGTATTAACAGTAGTGTCAATCATCTTAATATTAAAAACTTTTCAATGACCCATGCCGGCGGATCAAACTCCCACCATTTATGACCATATCTGTAATCTCCAGGCCGTGCGTGATGGTGATTATGCCAACCTTCACCGGGCATCATGATTGCCGAGATCCAATTATTTGTAGAGGAATCTTTTGAGTTCCAGTGTCTATATCCCCAAAGATGTGTTAGGACTCCGATCGATGCGGCACCGTGGAAGCAACCAACTGCTGGTAATGCTAATAAAGAAAAACACAGATAGGGATTAATTAGAAAGACAACTATGTATAATAATATTTGAATCTTAAAATAGTTATTGTATATAAACCGATTATGTTTGTTGTTATACAAATCTTTACCCCATCTAGGAGAAAAATTTAATTTTGGGTATATTGTAAACCAAGATCTAAAGGATCCTATAATTCTAGGATTTTGAAAATCTTCTTCAGTGTCGGAGTAAGCATGATGATGACGATGAGCGATGACCCACATGATAGAAGGACCTAATCCTGTCCATATAGTAATATACCTTAGAAAGATGTCTCTTAACGGGCCAGTCTTGAATGATTTATGCGCCAGATACCTATGTAACGATATGCTGGCAAATATTTGACTGATATACATTAACACTAAACCAAGTATTAAGTATATCCAGGCCTGATTCAAAATTATAAAATATAGACCAATAAAAAATGCTGCATGGCTAAAAGAATGCCAAATCCACATTTTTTTCTGCATAGAAAGATTCATCTTAACTCCAACAAATTAGACAAGTTATTTATGAGGTGATATTATAAAAAATAAAAGGTCTGACTAGCAGACCTTTTAATTGAAGTAAAATGTTTTTAACCTAATACTTGCCATAGTGTTCCATTCCAACCTTTCCATTCTTTGGTTGTTGAATCGAACACGATCCATCCTTCTGCTGGACTAGATGGTAAACTACCGGTAGCATATGCACCTGGTTTAAAGATAGGGGCTTCAAACACACCGTTACTGCTAAAGCTAGCCTGCTTGTTAACTGTAAATATGTCATTGGTTCCGTTCGCAACAGTGATAACATATTTGCCAGGAACGCTAGGATTGGCTGAATTTGGCACACCGTCACATAAAGCAAACATAGCAGCACCAGGAACATATCCAGAACCATTGTGAGCACCGAAGATAAATCCGCTGTATGCATCACCGCTGTTAACTGTTACCGGGCTGCTGGTAGTTCCTCTAGATCCATATAATCCAACTAAAGATGTTGTAGCGACACCCGAAGTGATACCTGTTACAGCCAACCCTGCTTCAACAGCTCCCGAGTTAGTTAAAATCTCTAATGCAACTCCATCAAACACCATTAGGTTAGTGGCTACGTTTGTAGTAGAAACTACAGGAGGTGAACCTGTTATACCGCTAGAACCAGCAATACTTAAATATGGTCCAACGGCCACTGTTTCTGCTGCTACTGCTTTAGTAGAAGCATTGACCATCACGCTAGTGTCAGAAGCTTGAACGTTACCTCTTTGAACACCAACGTGTGTTCCTTGAATTGTATTTGTCGAAGTGTTGACTAAAATAGTGCTGTCATCGCCGACAATATTTGCATTAATGTTTTGTCCAGATCCAAAACCTGGAATTGGAGATCCGCCTATTGTCGATCCAGCTGGTAAATCAACTGCTGTTCCTGATGATGTAATTGTAGCTGAACCTAACTTGATGCTAGATCCACTTAGATATAAGTCGCGGAATCTGTAACTAGCTGAACCTAGATCATAAGTTTCAGTAGCATTGGGAATAACATGTCCCTTTACTGTTCCGTTTAAATTAATAGCACCGGTTGATACGTTAACTAATACTGTAGCATCGTTGGCTACAAGGTTGGCATTGACTGCTGTGGCGCCGATAGTTCCTACATAGTTTGATAGGTTAACTGCGGCATTAATTCTGTTTGCTGTATCTTGTGTAGAACCATATGTAAATGTGATATTGCCGTTCGTTGCATTACCAGCGACAAGGGCTGAGCCAACGGCATCTTGTGCATCTTCGTTGGTATAACCTGTAATTGGCACCCCACCTAATGTAGAGCCGTTTCCAACATACAGGCGTTCTGTATTTGTAACAAACAACAATTCACCTGCGGCTAACGGCAGCGTCATTGCTGTTCTTTCAGCTTCAGTGCCTCTGCGAATCTGTAAGGGCATAGTAATAACTCCTGGAAATATCCTATTCAATATATTTATGCCAGCCAAAAAAATAGGGCTCCGAAGAGCCCTATTAAGTGCGTAGTTAATGTCACATTGTAGGTCCGTTGCCGTTCCTAAACCCTACTTCTCCACCTTCTGCTTCGATACGCTTGATAACGTCTTCAAACAAAATAGGTGCAAAGTCAGGTGTTTGTTCTACGCAAACACAATGGTAGCGTGGATCGATTTCGTCACCGTATAATACAGTGCCGGTTCTAGCATCTACACCACGAGCCTTTTTTACACGATTTGCGTGTAAGTGACCGTGTATGTTTACACCAAAACGACCCAACGATGCTTCGTGAACTGGAATATGACTTAATATCATTCCGTTCATAACGTGGTATGCACGTAACTCACGGAAGTATTGTCTATATTCATCGTCACGGAATATATCGTGGTTACCACGGATTAAAACCTTGTCACCGTTTAAACGACCTAATGTTGCCATGGCCTTACGATTGATAACAACATCACCTAAATGGTAAACTTTGTCAGTGGGCTTGACTCTTTCGTTCCAAGCCTTGATCATAGCTTCATCCATCTCGGCAGGGTCGTCCCACGGCCTTAACTTTGTTACTCCGTCATCTCGAGTGAAACGGCACACGCCTGCGTGGCCGAAGTGCGTATCACTCACTAAAAATACGCTAGGCATAGTGCTCTCCTTTCATTGTATAGATCTACGGAAAATTAATTCTTGTTTTGAAAATGCCTCTACTTCCCAAGGCATATTCAAATACTTAGTTCTGCGGCTGTAACGCTTACCACACCAATAGCTCACACCATTGATAGTTTTAAGCATACCTTTGGCCATTTGTTTGACATGAACCATTTCGTGAGCTAGTGTCACGCCCATTCGTTCAAATGACTGAGGTTTGATTATAACCACAATACCATCTACCACTGGAATGTAGCAAGTCTGACCTTCATTTTCGTCAGCAAGATCAGATTTGCTAACTTTGATAAACAAAACCTTGCGGCTGTTTTTAAGTCCTAATTGATCGATCATAGAGGGCAAAACTGCCTCTATGAACTTCTTAGTCCTTTTACCTCGAGCTTCGATAACATATTCCATAGTATGTATTATACTACGGTGTGCTCAAAATGTCAACTACTCGTCTTTTTTGGTGTTGCTCAAAAGCCACACCTTTTGATAGCCATTCTCTAACTACATCGGGACTGCCCCAACTGCCCGGCGGTGCTTTGTCCATTAGCCATCGAACAGTATCTGGCAATCTTTGTTTATTCCAATGATCGGCACAGAGAACAGCATGAGTCAAATCATTGCAGAGCACAGCCATTCCAAAACTACCGGGTTCGAAACCGTAGTCAAAATATCGTTGGAATGCTTCTTGCATATCTACAGTCATATCGTAATCTTCACCCATTAGATATCTCCTTCACGTTCTCTACGCTCACGACGTTCTGCTGCCAGTGTAAAGACTTTTTCGTTGTCGTTGGTCCAGTCTATAGTCTTGGCAGGAATTACAATGCCCGAGGGAAGCGTCACACCGTTGATAGTGTGAGGCTCGTTTTCATCATAGGTCCAACCCAATACACGCATCATTTTGTGCTTGACTAAGAGGTTGGGGCTACGAAAAGCTTCAGTATCACGAAAACCCATCATCACTCCAACTTCGCAGACAGCACCTGATCGGCAAACACCCGCTACACAATGAACCACAACATTCATACGATTTTCAAATGCTCGTTGCAGTAGAGCTACAAGTTGTTCTGCCTGTGCGTCTTGAATCTTCCAATCTTCATCGATGCTGTGATCGTTTTGTTCCAAATCAAGAAACTCAAACTGATGCACTTCCTTGAACGGATAGCTAGGAGTAGGAAACTCCATAGCAGGGTCAACGATCTGAATCAGCATACTGTTAATGCCTGCATCGATGTGATGACCTTTTTTAACATCGCTGAGCGATACGTTTTGAATCCACGGGTTCATAAGAACTCCTTTACAAACGATATGTTACGCGACCCTTGGTTAGATCATATGCACTCATCTCAACTTTAACCTTATCACCTAGGATAATTTTAATTTTATGTTGTTTGAGTTTTCCGCCAGTGTAACAAGTAATAATAGAATTCATTCCATCTAATTTTACTCTAAACATACTACCAGGTAGAACTTCTTCTACAACACCAGTGACTTCGATTAAATCATTTTTTGACATATCTTCTTTTATACCAAGTATAAGGGTCTCCATTTGGCAGTCGTCCGTTTTCAATCCCATCAGAACCAAAAACTCCAACTAGTTCTATACCGCCACCATTTATAGTAACCAGTATTCCTAATTCCTTTGCGAAAGCCATTGCTTCCGATAGATCTTTTACTTCTTCCTCACAGCCTCTACCCGCTGTGTCTTTCCATTCTACTTTATACATACTGCTATTATATATTCATTCTGTTCAATTGTCAAGTGGTGCTCCAGCCAAGAATTGAACTTGGAATTCTATCTTACCAAGATAGTGTAATACCATTTTACTACAGGAGCGATTTGGCCCGGCTAGCAGGAATCGAACCCACATTCACTCTTTAGAAGAGAGTTGTATTCTCCATTATACGATAGCCAGAATTATAACCAACGGCGACCGAATAACCAACGCTCGGCCATCTTATATCTGTATTTGAGACTTTTTCGCGGAACGAAATTTTTTGAAGCTAGACATGCTTCAGTGATGTGTTTTAAATCTTTAGAATATTCAATATGCTCTAGATTTATTTTTTCTTCTGTTTTAAATTTAACAGCAAATAAAGGATCACCTCTTTTTAAATGTAAAGGTTGATCTAAATCAATTATTTCAAATGTAAAATCTACTGGTCTTATCCATTTATGGATATTCATAGTTCCCGGAATCATTCTTATGTTACGAGTTAACTCTGTGTGAAGTATCGGAACATCTAACGATTCTATTTCTACATCTTGATCTGCGACGAACAGATAGTTGATGCGCATCGTAACACAAGATCCTACAATCTTATTATTTCTAACGATAGGAAATCTAGGAAAGAATGTTTGGTTATACCAATCTTGTCCTAGCCTATCAGTTTGATACATGTCTGCTGTGCGATCATATGAGATAGTAACATCATACGGACACTTAATTACAAACATATTTGAAAAATAGTCCGACACTGCCGGACACATCAGATAATCGGAATCTTTCCTTTGATCTCTGATAATTGGCCAAATCGGTTCTGGTGTTTCATACACAAGGTCTTTCCACTGACTGTGTTCAGCGTGTTTAGGATCTGTATATATTGTCCAACCTATTCTCATTGATATTCAACGTCCACTGCTAGAATAAATCTATATTGATTGCTCTGAACTATTCCTGGCCTGTGCCAAGTATCACTAGGGTAGATTATCCAATGTCCGTCATTTGGTCGAACATAAAATTTACCATCTCCTTGAACACCATTTGGCGCTATCTCTGTTCCGCAATAATCTCTATCTTTTACATCATTAGGAATATGCAAATAGAATATTCCACTTAGCATTTTGGAATCGGGATGTTGTGGATGCCAGTGGTGATGCCACAGTTTTTCACGATCTTCGGCACCCTCAAGATTTGTCATGAAACTCCAAGCCATCATGTTTGATACCTTGGCTTCTCTTCCCAAATACATGAATGCAGAAAATAAAAAGCTCATCCTATATTTTAACCATACTGGTTCAGGACGAGCGAATATATTTTCTTTGGTTTGAAATTTTGGACTATTAGTAAAATAATTACCGTCAGCAATGATTGATTTAATAATGCCTATGGCGGTGTCATTGTCAGACTGTGTAATTACAGAACTAAAATTAAATTTTCTAACTAGATCGTTTTCTTCTATAACTGGTAGCATATTATTTGGAGCGGGAGACGAGGTTCGAACTCGCGACATCTTGCTTGGAAGGCAAGTGCTCTACCAACTGAGCTACTCCCGCATAAAACTAATTATCTGAATATTGATAGTAATAATGAAGTCTTGGTTTGAGGCGTTGCTCAGGCCGCCCAGACATTACAGCGTCTGCTTCTATAGTCCAGCCCAACATGGAATCCGTCACCGCTCAATCCCTTTACTCTGTAAAAAGCCGTTGATCATATTGCAGCCAACAATGCACCTACGATGCACCAACTTTGCAGTTCCACCCGCTCGGTATCGCCTTTCGGTCGTTGATCGGATCTCATACTACTATCAATAACTTGGTTGCAGAGGCAGGATTCGAACCTGCGATTCCCGGCTTATGAGACCGGACGGATAGACCTCTTCCATACTCTGCGATAGCCATTACAGCAAAGCTTCTTCTTGCAGAAGTTTTACTGTATCCTCGGTTAGAGGAATTTCTGTCTTGATATTGAGCTCAAGAATTTCATCATTGAGCTTTTGTTTTTGCTTTTTCAGATTAAGGATTTCTGCCTTGGCCTGATCGATCTGCTCTTGACTAACCACTGTGGTGCTTACAGTGTCACCGTAGCCATAGATACGACTACGTGCTTCGTCTTTCAAATTCTTGATCTTTTCAAGTTTACCTTGAATCACACCAATGTCGGTGTGAGGCTTAAGGCCTGCGATTTCCTCAAGCTGCGCGATTCTTTTGTCAATGAATGCTGCTTTGGCAAGATTCACATCAATTCCGCTGGCGGCATTCGCTGTTCCGACAAGGCCACGGATGTTATACAATGCTAGCAGAAGTTTTTGTCTGCGAGCGTCTGCGGCAAACAGTTTATTGTTTGCATCAGTTAGGACCAAATTAGGGTCCTGGAATTCGTTGAGTTCGATTGTAGTTTCGAACTTGATATGTTTGATTGCATCATTGATGCTGTTTTGAACTGCGTTTGCCTTGCGAAGTGTGATGTTCATGTGTTTCTCTCTTTTAAATTTAAACGGTCTGGTAAAAGGTCAAGTAATAGACCGGACAATTGACAAGACCTATTGTGCGATGTCGTCGGTCTGGACAATGTGCAATAGACAGGCTACAGAGGCCTGAATATTTCCGATCAGCAATTGACAGGTATTTGGATATCGGGTCACTCAAGCACGAACAGTTTTCAAGACTGTTTGCCAGAATTAGTTCATTGCGGCATGGAGCCACAACGATGTCTATCCTCATCTACCTTCTACCTCGCCGGTTGTGTATTGCTACACAACAAAACTAGTATACGATAAAAAAAGGCCTATGTCAAGCCTTTTTGGTAAAATTGGAGGTCGGGGTTAGTTGTTACCTAACTTGTCTAGAGTTGCAATCCAGCGCATACGCTTCTGCCACCCGACCATAGTTGGTGCTGCTTGTCGGATTCGAACTGACGACCTACTGCTTACAAGGCAGTTGCTCTACCGGCTGAGCTAAAGCAGCATTATAAACTTAATCTTGTTAATGGATCTGTATTTACATTTCCTCTAACAAAACTGTTAAATGAAAGAGTTATTCTAGGCGTGTCTCCTAGATATTCTTGCACCATATGTTCTACATTACTAGGAAATAGAATCATTGTCCCTACTTCCGGATCTACAGTCCAACTTCTTGAATTGTAGATATTAGCATTTTGTATACCGTATTCTATGGTATCATATTGGCTAGTAATAAACTTAGTGCCTCCGGATGTCCCTTCTGAT